GAAGAAACTCCAGAAAATCCGATTCGTGTCTTTCCGTTCAACAAGAAGATTCATCAGATCATCTATAACTCGATCTTCCATTCCGACGAAGACCCGTATGAAACTCTACCATGTGGTGAGTTCACTCAGGAAGACGTTGAAGCGCTTCTCGGTGACGGCGATGTAGATATGTCGATTTTCGACGGCTACAACTTCATCGTCAAGAAGGGACAACAGGGCGAATACGCCGACTGGACAACTTCGTCTGGCTGGTCCAAGTCCCAGAGCCCACTTACTGATGAGCAACTGGCTGCTATCGCGGAGTACAAACTCCACGACCTGACCAAGCGTCTGCCTGACCGTCCAAGCGAAGAGATGTATGAAGTGCTGGCTGAGATGATGACTCTCTCCGTTCAGCGCCAACTTACTGGCGAAGTCGCGGTATGGAACACCGAGTGGGAAGCACTTGGTTTCAAGCCTTTCCGTCAGCGTGGTGACAAGTCCCAAGCTGGAGATGCAACTAAATCTTCCGCTCCGGCTTCCACTGAAGAAGGCGCAGGTGCCGGTAGTGCACTCGACCGTCTGAAAGCTGCACGCGGTAAGACCGCTGAAGCTCCAGCCGAAACCGAAGCCGAATCACCAGCCGAGGTTGCAGCCGCAGCCGACACTGATGTCAAGGTTGAAGAAGTTGCTGTTCCTGAAGAAGCGGGTGAGACTCAGGTCTCCGATCTTGCAGCTAAGATCAAAGCTCGTGTAGGTAAGAAATCGGCGTAAGCTGATGTGCCCGACCCTGCTGAACGATTACCTCCTTTTAGTTCGCGGGGTCGGGTTTTTGCCTAAACTGAGAGGAAACAATTATGGCTAGTAAATTCACAAAGAAGCGCCAGAAGGCGTTCTCAACTCTAAAATCTGAGACGATTAAAGCAGGGTTTTCCAACATCGACATGTGGGTTGATATGGGAAATTTCTCAATGAATCGTATCATGTCCGGCAAGTTCAATGAAGGACTGCTGTTCGGACGACAGTATGTATATTACGGCGAGTCTGGTTCGGGCAAATCCCTACAGACAGCTTATGCATGCGCTAATGCACAAAAGGCACATAACGCGTTTGTCCTATGGATCGACGTGGAAAAGGCAACCGATGATGTCGCTGGTCAGCAATGGCTTGAACGTGTCGGTGTCGATCTTGACGAAGATAATTTTCAGTACATGACTGGCGCTACGCTCAGCGATTGTAAGAAGACTGTCTCAGAAATGTGCAAGATGTACCGTGAAGCATACGAGGCTGGCGACTTTGACAGACCAATGGTCATCGTTGTTGATTCGTGGTCTGCGGCTATGACCGAAAAGCAATGGGAAGAAGCTCAGGCTGGTACCATTGTTGGTGACATGGGACAGAAGGCTAAACAGACCGGTGACGTGGTTCAGTCCATCACCCATCTGTGCAGCCACTTACCTGTCATGGTATTGGGTGTCGGTCACATCATGGACAATCAGGAAAAGTACGGAGCGAAGCACAAGACTACCGGCGGTCATAAGATGTTTTATATGGCATCGGGTTGTCTCATGTTGACCAAGGTGGCACTCAAGGAGAACGATAAAAATCGTGCTATTGAGGATAAAGAAGTCGCGAAGTATTGGGCGGACATGAAGGCAGGCATGACTGCGGATCACAAGAAGCGTAGTCAGATTATTGGTCACGTTTGTGTCATTGATAATCTCAAGTCCCGCGCATCCAAGCCCGGACAGCGCATCGAAATTCAAGTGCCGTTCAACACTGGTATGGACGCGTATTCTGGTCTGTTCGATCTGCTCATGTACGAAGGTGCCATCACGGTTCCGTCAATAGGTTGGTATCAAATCGGTAAAGGGGACACACTCCAGAAATTCCGCAAAGGGGATTTCCGAAAGCATGCTGATGCTGCGATGATATGGGCTGATGATCTGAATCCGAGTGGTGTCTCGCGCCCGCTTACCGATGAAGAAGTCAAAGCAGAACTTGCTGCGGCGGATGCTGAGGAAGACGAGGCTACTGATGAGTAAGTCGCGCAGAGCGCAGAGATGGTTCGACACGGTTCGTGACGCATATGATGACCTCGATGATGATGACAAGAAGGACACATTCATCAACGCGGTCATTGGTGCGTCGGAGTACTTTCTTAAAGTGGAAAAAGATTCCACCGACGAGCTTTTGATTGTCGGTAGACTTGAGAGCATGTT